TTTTATGAGAGCTTTTACTAGTGAGATACGACTCACGCAAAAGAAAAAATGAATTTACGTTTCTTACGCAAAATCGCTGAGTGGATTATGCCCTGGAGATTCGAATTTCGATTGCCAATTGATGTAATTGAGCATAGGAATAGAATCGTTCTAGAGAGCGCACTCCGGTTCTATGATAGCGAAGAGATTGCAAAAGTGTTAAAGAACAGACGTTCTGACTTCAGTGATGCAGCAGTAATCAGTAACTTTGAATTAACAGAGCAACCTGAACATGCTATACCACATGATGAGCACACCGCAATTGCTATCGAACTGACGAGCGATATGTTTAAGCCCAGTGAAACGTTATTTCCTATTTCGTATCCAGATTTAAGGTATTATCCTTGGAATCTACCGATAAGTGCTGAAGCACCTTGGAATCTGAACGATTTTAAATTCGTTCCATTTCAAACGGTATACGATTGGAAAGATCAGAGATGGAATTGGTTTAGAAACAAAGTTTCTAAATATTTTAGACCTAGAGAATGGTTGCGATATAAGCAAGCATTAGGACTGATAAACGATGACACTCCTAGTTTTCACAATTTGTACAATGAAATTTTCGTTTACAATAGAGCTTTAATACATGGTATTAAATATGGATCAAAACAATTTTGGTATCCTGACGGAACACCAAAAACATATTATTGGAATACCTTGCACGCCCGATCACATGTAGTGGCTGAAGATGAACCTGACAAGATCAGAGCTGTCTTTGGAGCACCCAAGCTATTATTAATGGCTGAAAACATGTTTATTTGGCAACTTCAACGCATCTACCTGAATAATGATGAAGGTAAGCTGCTTTGGGGACGAGAAATAATGAAAGGAGGATGGAAAAAGCTAACCGATGAAATAACATCGAATGGCTCTCCGAATACAATTTTGAGTATAGATTGGTCACAATTTGATCGTCGATTGCTTTTTGCAATTATCTCAATTGTTCACAATATCTGGAGAAGTTATTTTAACTTTAACTACTATCAGAGTACCTCTTATTACGTAAATCCCAAACCCAAGGACGTTAAACATATAGAAAGATTATGGACATGGATGTGTTACAGCATATTACATAACCCAATCTTGTTACCAAACGGTGACCTATATAAATGGACCTACAATGGATTTGGATCAGGTTATCAACAAACACAACTCATGGATACATTTGCAAATTGTATTATGATTGTAACAACACTTTCCTCACTTGGAATCAATGTAAAATCAGAAAGATTTTGGATTCGTATTCAAGGTGACGATTCACTTGTTTCTTTCTTTGAAAGAACTTTTGAATTGTATGGACCCGGTTTCCTTGAGAAACTAGCTGATAGCGCGAAGTATTACTTCAACGCTATTTTGAGTGTAAAGAAATCAAAGATTTCAAACAAGTTAAACGGCATGACCGTACTTGGATACTTTAATAGATATGGTTTACCATATCGTACTGATGAAGACCTGTTAAGGCATCTATTCTTTCCAGAAAGAGATCAAGACTGGACTAGACTCGCCGCCTCTGCTATGGGATTAGCCATGGCAAGCTGCGGATGTTCCGAACGCTTTTACAATACTTGTAAACGCATTTGGTACGAACTAGTCGTCAAACGAAACGTCAAACCACGTTTCAGTGCTCTACGATGGATGGAAAGAGCCGGAATGATTGAACGAGCTGAAGCTTTAGCGAAAGCAGATTTTCCTGACTTTCAAGCACTAAGAGCTGAGACTTGGTCAATA